TCATTAAATATTAAATGCTCATATGATGTAAATGATGAAATTTTTACTAATGTCGAAAATACAAACACAAAACATACTGGAATTAAAAGAGTATCAATAAGCGAAATATATGTTTTTTTCACGTCGCACCTCCTTTATTTCATTATAACATGATTTTCATTTTAGTAAATATGCAGGCATATTCCAATCAAAACCTTAAAGAGTATTTCCAAACGGTCCGGGGTTACATTTCCGTAGCCCCCATCTTTTAAAACGAAGGTATATTATATCTTAAAAGACCGCTATGCTTATGTCGCTGTGTTCTCATATGATGATGATGGAATCAGCATTGAATTTCCAGACCTTCCTGGATGCTTACCTTGTGCAGATGCAGACGGTGTAAACTGCTCAAAGATTTTTCAGAATGCACTCATGAAGTATCTGCACGTGGATGACTCTGACCGAATGGCCTTGTAACGATTAGAAAATTTACAGTTAAATAACAGAAAAACCGCCCGGTATTGGCGTACCGAACGGCTTCACATAGATTTCTCTTACCGGATGCCCGGAAAGATATATTCAAACCTGAACACTTTGAATTATATCATTCTTTCGGGCACCTCGCAAGAGGTGTATTTTTTATACCCTTTTTTAATATTTTTATACGAAAGGATGATCGAAATGAGAATAGGTGCAGCTTATATCCGTGTCAGCACGGACGACCAGCTGGATATCAGCCCGGAATCTCAGCTGGATGAGATCCAGCGATATGCAAAATCGCATGATATTTTGATTCCAGAAGAATATATTTTCATGGAACGAACCGGACGAAGCGGCAAACGTGCCGATAACCGACCGGAATTTCAGCGGATGATCGCAACCGCTAAAGAAAAGCCACAGCCTTTTGAGGTAATCCTTGTCTGGAAATTTTCGCGTTTCGCCCGGAATCAGGACGAAAGCACATTTTACAAAGGGATGCTCCGAAAGAAATTGAAGATTGATATTGAAAGCGTCTCGGAGCCCATCATGGAAGGAATGTATGGGCGGCTTATCGAAATGATTATCGAGTGGCAGGATGAGTTTTATTCTTATAACCTCGGGGTCGAAGTAAAACGCGGAATGGCAAAGAAAGCCGAACTGAAAGGATACCAGCTCGTTCCGCCGCTTGGCTATGCCGCGGTCGGGAACGGAAAGCCTTATGTGATCCGTGAAGATGAATACAAGATTGTGGAGATGATTTTCCATATGTACGCGGTTGACCGCCTGGATATGACTGCGATCGCCCGTCAGCTGAACGCTTCTGGATATCTTACGCGCCGGGGAAATCCGTTCGAGAAGCGGTCAATCGACCGAATCATACAGAATCGTTTTTATGTCGGAACGGTAGAATGGAATGGTTTTTCTTTTGAAGGGACGCACAAAACAAGGGCATCCGTGACAGAATTATTTGAACAGTGCCAGGAACGCCGGAAAGCTGAATTTCGCCCCATGAGGCACCGGAACGTGTCAACATGTAAACACTGGCTCTCCGGGCTGATGAGGTGTTCTGTGTGCGGGGCAACCTTATCTTACACCGGCAGTGGAGCCGTTCCATATTTCACCTGCTGGAAATATTCCAAGGGTTTGCACCCTGAATCCTGTTCGATCAGCGTCAAGAAAATGGAGCGGATTGTTCTTAGGTCCCTGGATGGCATCCTGGAAAGCGGACATTTTGAGTATACACCTGCTGCCAGCGCGTCCGGTTCCCCCGCAGATCCATCCAACGAAATCCAGTCCATACATACCCAGCTCGACCGGCTCAGGCACCAGGAAGAACGTGCCCGGATTGCCTACGAAAACGAAGTTTACACTCTGGACGAATACAAAGAAAGCAAAGCCCGCCTGCGATCAGAGATTCAGCGGCTGTCCGATGAGCTGCAGCGTCTCCTTGAACAGCCCGCCGAATCTGCGCCGCCGCAGAAGGAGCTTCTTGACCGCGTCCGGAACGTCCGCGATCTCCTGGCATCTCCTTCTGTGGGGTTCGAAACTAAAGGGAACGCGCTGCGGAGCATCTTGAAATGCATCGTTTTCGACCGGAAGACCGAGCATTTTGATTTTCAATATTATGCATGA